TGATATTTGCCAATGTGTTCGCGTGGTTGGCCTTTGGGCCGACGAGGCAGTGCAAGTTTCCAACCTGCTGTCATTCGTCCACTGCCCATGGGTTGGCCATAGCCGATCGGTCCAGACTCACAAAGTCACGATCAATCCATACCTCCCAAAAATTACTGTTGTTCACACGCTTCATCTGCATCATGGCTCGCAAGCGCTTGCCCATGGGTGTCAGTGTGCCGTCCACTCGTTGAATAACCTGTTCACCTGATCTGGGGTCAATCCATTTGATCAGTTCTGGACGCTGGCGGCCAAACTTGTCAATCTTTTCACCAATGGGTCGTTGGTCGATGGGTCCTAGGATGTCATAGGTGATCATGCCGTTCTTGTACTTGCGGAAGGTCACATCACAACGACGTCCCTGCGCACGAAAGTCTGCATCTGTGTGTGGCACTTGACGTGAATGAAATGAGTTCTGCACCGAAGTGCGCGGCGGTATGGTGGCATCACGAGCCGGAGGTTCAGCAATGGGATCCACTGGCACCATGTCGCTCTTGTCCATGTAGGGGTTTTCGCCGCCCACAAAGATCGGGTCTACATCTACGCCGTTGAGTACATCCAGGGCCACTTGATATTTCACTCGGTTGGCACGACCTTTTAAAGTCAGTACCACACCAGTTTCGTCAAACACAAAGCGTTCTAGATCTCGGGCAGTGGGAAAGTCTGTCATCAAGCCTTCCATGTCAAACGCATCGGATCCTGTGGCTGCTCGAGGTTTAGGTGTGGACCGGGGCTCGGGGGCTGGCTTGGCCTCTACTGGCGTGGGTTGGGTGGGTGACTCTGCGGAGTCTTCTGTGTCCCAGACGGAAATTTCTTCCGGTGTGGGTTTGGTGCTGCGTGATGGCATGGTGGTCCTTTCTTTACTGTGCTATCGGATTCTGCACACAGGGTCTGCCTGTGTGCAGTGGGGGGGTTTACTTGTTGCCGCGTGTGGGTCCGCGCCGGACTCTGGTCACTGTGCTGACGCCGCTCAAGGCCCGGTAGTCATCGGCTGCAGGCTTGTTGGGCTTCATCTGCTCACCTCTACGACCAAACGCCGCAGTGACCATGTCAGCCAATTGGCCCATGTAACTGGTTCGTTGAGTCTTGCTCTGCACAAACGCTTCGGCCTTGACTGGTGTGCCAGCATTGCCTGTGGTAGGGCCACGCTTTTGGTTTACGCTTTTGCTTTGCGGATTTTTAGTTGAAATCATTTTGTTTTCCTTGTTATGCTACAGTGTAGCCCGACAGCTGACTCACTGTGGCTGCGGCTGCTTGTATCTGAGCTGGATATGCAAATGCAGAACCATCCAGGGTGCTGACTCTCACTGCCACTGTCACTGTGTTGCCTGTGTTGTTCAGGTAAGTGGTTGACAGCGGTATGCCGGCTTCTGCTGTGGGTCCAATGGCTGCATCAGTCGCTGTGTTGACCCAACCATAACGGGCCGGTGTTGCAGTCACTGAGACAAACGCATTCAATTGATAAGCAATGTTGGCTGTGCCAGCAAGTCCAAATGCACCTGTTGTAATGTTGGCTGTGATGTCTGTGCCCACATTGGCTGTGGTGGCCGAGAAGGTCACCTGTTGTGGACTTGTGACTGTGCTGTATTGTACAGCACCTACCACAGGGGGAGTCTGAGTGCCCGAAGCCACAAATGTCATGCCGGTGGTTGAACCTGCCACTGTGGTTATATTGGCGCCATCTTCAGTGTCACTCAGTACAAAACTTGAGACTTGATCTGTGCTGGTGATGTAATAGGTTGTGGGCGAAGTATAGCCAGTGATTGATCCTGTGCCATCTTCAGATCCTGATATGGTCACAGTGTCACCACGGTTGTAAGTGCTGAATGTGTCGGTAGTGAATCCGCCTGCTGTGTTGGCTATGACCACATTGGCAGGATTGATGCCAGGTATGGTGTCTACGGTGCCAATGGTAAACAGGTCTTGACTGCCGGTGTTGACAACCGTTTCTACTGCTGTGGTAATGACTGTGGGCATGTTAGATTGCTCCAGGTGTAATGAATACAGAACCGGTAGCGCTGGCACCTGCAACACAAACAAATATGTTGCCGGCTGCGTACTGTGCCTGTGGTATGCGAATTATCTGTGTGGCTCCGGGTGCCACAATGCAGCCCGCGCCGTTGAAGTCAGAAGTAGGAACAACAGCATCCACATCTCCACTTGTGAGTCCGGTGCCCACAGCAATCACATTGGCTGCATCGGGATTGTACACCATGATGGCATTGGCGCCCGCTGTGCTGACTCTGATGTCACTGCTGTCGTCTGCGTAGGTGACCAGGGCTGTGTTGCCTACTGGGGTGAATGGATAGGTCATTGTGAGTTACCTCGTGTTGGACCACGGCCCTGGTTGAACTCTGTGCCACCCAGGGCCGGCATCTTTGTTCCGCCCACACCGCGATATGGTGCTTTGCCGTAGGCGCCGGGTGCGTGTGTGTCTGGCACTGAGGCCGGTGGCTTTATGCCAGTCTGTGCCATGCCGGAATGGCCGCATGTGCCATCATTGCCTCGTCGGTTTGGTTGCTGACTCATCTGCACTGTACGACCATCATTCGAATGGCCTGTGAATCGGTTGTGAGCATATCTGCTGCTGCCGGCTTTGGGGCCTGAACCTACACCGTCGAAGTATAGGCCCTGGTCTGTTTGTGTTGTGGGTGTTTTCATTTTGTTTTCCTTTTGGGCATGCTGGCAATCTTATTTTCTGGCTGGCCTCGGACGCTGGCACGACGAACCGGCCGGGTCCGGGCCTTTGCGGGTTTTGAGTCAGGCGTTGCAGCGGTTTTTTTCATTGTGTATTTCATTTCACGGTCCTTCCGAACTATTTAGTCTCATCCTGTTGGGCAGAGATTGCGGCCAGGGCTGCGGTAAACGCTGCCTTCTTCTGTGCCAGTACATCTGTGGGATCCGACACTTCCACTGTGTTCAGTGTGCTGATCAACTTGTTGCTGATCAAGGTGTGGTACTTGATGATCAATTGATTGTCATTGCCTTTACGAGCCAGCAAGAAGTCATCGATCAACAATTCTTCATAGGTGGTGCCATTGGTTTTGTTCTCCAAGGTCTCCAGCAGACTCTGCACAGTGACCTTGTTTCTGGTACCGGAAGGACGACCTGCACCCACTCTGGCACCGCCGCGGCTGGGCGCTTTCTTCCGGGGTTTTTTTTGAATCAATTCCGTTGTCATAGTAATACTTAGCAAGTATTTATAAACTGTTTCAAAACACTTGTGTTTTAGTCGGGATTTGATCCCACCACACACACAGCTTGAAACAGGTCTGTGTCAAACAGCAGATTCATTTTCCTGGCCAGGTTCTCTGCATGTTTGCGAGTGGGCCAACCGTTCTTGACATATATACTCAGGTCCTGCGGCCACTTGCGCGTCATTATGTTGCAGGCTTGACCGTTGTAGGTCACCAGCCAGTGTGCTTCAGTGGCCATCACTGTGACAGTCACAGTGGAATCTTCTGTTTTGGTTCGTTGTAATACAACAGGTGCGCAGGTTTTCATAGTATGGGTACTTATCGTGGCTAAAAAAATGAGAAAAATACAAAGCTGGCAACGCTATCGTTTTGCCGGATGGGTTGCCAGAACTTTCCGTTGGGAAACAGTTCCGGCTCGTGAACAGCATTGGAAAAACACTGCTTTTGCACAGAGTCTACTAAATAAAAATGTAGAAACGATTCTAAAAAAAACTGTCATACAGCCATTTGACAATCCTCCCTAGTCTGGGTCGTTTCTACACTTATAATTACAACTCGAATCTACTCTGACTCTGCACCCTGTTCTGGGTGCATTTTTTTGGCTTTCAATCTCTTGCGAGCAGCACTCACTGTGCCGTCTTCACGCCAGCCGGCTTGATTCACCGCATGTTGCAGTCTGGTCACTAGGTGTGTGTTGGCCCGGGTCCAGGCTAGTGTCTGATCTCTACGAGTCATGCACAGGCCGTCTCGTCCGCGTCCTCTACGCGGCCAATCTGCACCCCAGATTTGGGTCCATTCGGCCAGGGTCAGCAGCCACTGTTCACCACGCCACTGTGCTTGATTTCGCTGCTGTATCCAAGCACGCCGCTGTGCATGCAGTAGCGGATCGGGTCCTGCTGCCCATCTCCATGGTTGTGTTCCTGTTTGACTCATTTGGGTTCCTTTGTGTAGTTCGATTGGTTTTGTGTATAAATTGTGTATAAACACCTGTATAATCGTGGTTTTAGCAATTTACAAAAATATTTTTTTTAAAAAAAACTTTTCTGCTGTACAACTAAAAACCGCTGTTATACAGCTGAATATACACTGCTTATACAGTTCAATCATTTTAATTCGTCTCTGACACTGTAGATCGTGATTTTACGACCCACTGGCAGGTTCTTATCGTCTCGTGCTTCGGCCCT